GGAGCATTAGCATACTTTGCATTGTAGCCAGTTGAGAGATTAGCAGGTATTGGCAGTGATATTACATTCTTTATTTGACTACCAGCTGCAATCTTCTGAGTCTGTCTCTCTCTCTTCTTAACCTTAAACATCAGGAAATGTTTTTCAAGGTTAGATGGAAATGTAAGTCCCTGCACAGTATCACTTCCTCCATGCAAAGCACCTAAAGCATCGTTCAGTGATGCTTGATTGGTTATCGCAGGATTAACTTCTATTGGTTCTAATTCAGCTGCCATAGTTGTTCCTAAATAGTAGATGAAGACACATAAGGGATATTATAAACCACGTAACCGTAACAAATACATTGGAGATCCCGATTGTATTATTTATCGCTCTAGTTGGGAAAGGATGTTTATGGTTTACTGTGATAACAATCCAAATGTGTTGCAATGGTGTAGTGAAGAGGTTGTTATACCTTATAGATCACCATTAGACGGTAGACTTCATAGATACTTTCCAGACTTCCTTATCAAAGTAAAAACCGCAAAAGGCAATACCGATACTATACTTATCGAGGTAAAGCCATATGCTCAGACTCAACCACCTACAGTTCGTAGCAGAAAGACTAAAAAGTACTTGAATGAGGTTGCTACTTACGGTATAAATAGTAAGAAGTGGCAATCTGCTAAACAGTACTGTAAAGATCGTGGATGGAAGTTCCAGATCATTACGGAGAAAGAGTTAGGAATCTAATGTACGATAATCTTGATAGACTTTTTAATTGTTCCTCTAACGTAGATTGGGATAAAGTAGTAGTAAATACTATTCCTCTTCCAAGTTACTGGGGTGGTGATTGGGGTCAGGGGTTCCAAAAAGGGCAGCGTGCTTGGAACAAAGGACTGAAGAATCCTTATTCAAAAGAGTTGATGGCAAAGAAGAGTGCTCTGTGGAAAGGTTGCTCGGGTAAGAAGAGTGCCAAGTGGAAAGGGTATTGGGTCACCCCTGATATGATATTTGAAAGGATAGACGATGCTGCTGAGCATTGTGATATAAACAAGAGCTCTATGTTCTATAGAATAAACAATACTAAGAACATTCAATACTCAGGATACTTTCTGTTGAAGAAGCAATACTTACAATTTCCTTACTACGACTGGGAAGTTTAAAGTGGTAGCCTATGTCTTTGATAGAATCATTGCACAGGGTGCTAGAGCAGGACAAATTCCTGCTCGTACTCAACAAGCTCGCAATTGGTTTAGAGACAAAGCATCTGGTACTCGTACTACTCCTGGTAGATTGCTTACAGCTGGTGATAGCTTTGATAGTAAGCCTGAAGCAGGTCATATGTACTTGTATGGATATGATCCTAAGTTTAAGAAAGAGCTACCATACTATGATTCATTTCCATTAGTATTTCCTGTAGAAGAGGTTAAAGGTGGGTTCATTGGACTCAATATGCACTATCTTCCTCTTAGACAGAGAGCTGTATTGATGGATGCATTGTACGGATTAGTCAGTGATCAGAGGTATAACGAGAAGACTTATCTTAAGCTGAGCTACCGTGTATTAAAAAATGCTGCACGGTATAAATTTTTTAAGCCATGCCTAAAAAAATATTTAGCATCTAATGTCAAGACTAGATTTATGAAGATAGAGCCTGTTGAATGGGACATAGCTCTGTTTCTTCCACTGCAAAGGTTCAAGAAAGCTAATGTAGCTCGTATACATAGAGACTCACTGGAGAGTTTACAATAATGGTAATGTCTGTAAGCAAGATCCTGTCTAGTCTTAATAGCTCTGGTGTTGCTAAGGCATCACACTATCAGATTCAGATACCTATTGTTGATGAGGATACTCAGCTTAGAGCTATCAACGTTACTCTTCCAGGTAGATCTGTACAGGCTACTACGTACAGAGACTATGGTGCATCGAGAGAGATAGCTTACCTTCCTTTATACACTCAAGCATCAGCTACATTCCTTTGTAGTGCTGATCTTAAAGAGAGACTAGCTTTTACTCAATGGCAGGATAAGATCATAGGACCTCACCGTGTAAGTCCTAATGGATATGCTGAACCATTTGAAGCTGGTTACTATGATGAGTATGTTAATGATGTCTCTATCATACAAATGGATCAGACAGGAGCTGAGACTTATAGGTGTAAGCTACTAGAAGCATATCCTAGATCAATTAGCGATATATCATATTCTTATGCTGCTGAAGAGATTGTAACCTTCAGCGTTCAATTTCAATATAGATTCTTTACTGAAAATTAATGAGGTGACAATATAATGTCTTTACCAGTATTAAAATCCCCTGAGTATACTACCACTGTACCATCTACAAAGCAGACTATTAAGTTTAGACCATTCCTAGTTAAGGAAGAGAAACTTCTGTTCATGGCTTTGCAAGGTGGTGATCAGAAGGAAATGACTAACGCTGTTAGTAACATTATTAAGACGTGTGTGTTAACAGATGACTTCAACGTCGATAAGCTAGCAATGTTTGATGTTGAGTATTTGTTCCTTCAGCTAAGAGGTAAGAGCGTAGGAGAGAACGTAGACCTAAGGTTAAAGCATCCAAAGGGCAGCGATTGTAAAAACATAGTCGATGTAAGTGTCAACTTAGATCAAATTAATGTTACTTTCCCTGAAGAATATAGTGACAAGATACAGTTAACTGATGAAGTTGGTATTCGTTTACAGTTTCCTGGTGTCAAACAAATTATGGAGATGGGAGACATTGATCTAAACAATGAAAACTTTGATCAACTGTTAGACTTTGTGTGTTCATGTGTTATATGCATCTATGATAATGAAAATGTATATGATACATTCACTAAAGATGAGATTAAGAACTTCTTAGAATCTCTAAATCAACAACAGTTTGAAAAGGTACAGCGGTTCTTCAGTAATGCTCCTAAGCTAGAGCATGACATAGAGTGGACCTGTAATAAATGTGAAAGGAAAGAGACTATCCATATGGAGGGTCTTGCTAGTTTTTTTACCTAACACTCGGTTACGATAACCTTATCAATCACTATAAGGTTAACTTTGCACTGATGCAGCATCATAAGTATACACTGAGTGATCTTGAAAACATGATGCCTTTTGAGAGACAGATATACGTCACGTTGTTATTGGAATACCTCAAAGAAGAAAAAGAAAGGTTAGAGCAACAGAAAAGATGAAAACTATCGACGATCTTATTGCTACTTTAAACGATCACCATCAGTTTAATACTACTGCTCATACTGCTAATATCTTGCAGAATCAGGAAAACGATCGTAATCTAGATGCTATCCACGGTACTCTTCAAGAAATCAAATTAGATCTGAATAATTTCTTCAGGGTTCAACAGAAACAATTTGAACAACAGCAAGTTACTGATCTAGAAAATCAAAGAGAGGCTGGGAGAGCTGCTGGAGCTGGTGCTTCAGCTACAAGTGCTGGTGCCAAAGATAAAGAAGCCTCAGAGCAAGGTTTATTTGGTGGCAAATTTGGATTCGCAGCTCTTGTTACTGGACTTACTGCTGCAGTATCAGGTTACATCGTTGGGCTTTCTCAAGCAATTGCCTCATCCTTTGCTGCTACCTCTAAATTAGTAACTGCAGGATTTAATGGTCTATCTAATATTATCACAACTAGGTTTGCTAATATAGTAGTATCTTTTAAATCTTTCTTTGAACCAGTCGCCCGTATAGCACGTGCTCTTTCGGACATACTCAGTAAAGGTGGTACTGGCCAGTTCCTCAAAGGAGACACCTATAAGGTGTTTGGTAAGTTCTCTTCAATAATGTATAACATATCGGATGTCATTGCCAAGTTCGTTAAATCGTTTGGTAACCTTGGAGCACGTATTGGTCGTATAGCTAGTGCTTTTTCCGACATACTCAGTAAAGGTGGTACTAGTCAGTTCCTCAAAGGAAACACCTATAAGGTGTTTGGTAAGTTTACAGAGACAATGTACAAAATTTCAGATGGTATTGCCAAATTTGTTAAGTCTACTGGTAACTTTGCATCTCGTTTTGGAACAACGTTCAAACCATTTGTCGAAGGTTTTAAAAGTATCTTTGGTGTGATGAAAAAATTTGCAGTTCCTTTAACAGTCATCATCGCTGCAGTAAGGGCTATTTACGAGACTGTAACAGAAGCTACTGGTTTCTTTGATGGTGTGTTTAGTTTAATTAAGAACTTGTTTAAAGAGTTAGTTAGTGCGTTCGTTACTTTCCCATTGGAGCTTATCAAAGACATTATAAGCTGGATAGCTGGAGCACTAGGTTTCGAAGGAATAGCAGCAGCCTTGGACTCCTTTGATATTGATGCTATCTTTAGAAACATTGTTGATGGTATCTACGATGGTATAAAAGGTGTACTGTCGTGGATAGCAGGTAAGTTAAATCCTTTTAATTGGTTTGGTGGAGACACTCAAGATGACATAGACAGTGAGACTAAAAAGTTAGAATCAGATGTACAGGACGCAAAAGCTGACGCTGCTGATCTTGCTAATGCCTATGCTGTATCTGATGATGGGTCTTACATGGGCTCTGTTACGCTGTCATCAAACACTTACGAACAAAATAAAGAGGCATCCGAGCAAGAGCTTATTAGTAAGGGTTATAAACTAGCCACACCTGAGCAAAGACAACAAATGCAACAAGCTGCTGATGATAGAGTAGCACAAGCTGAAGCT